TTAAGACCAAGGAAGAACTCAATGAATTTATGGCAATGAAATATATTGAAAATGTATGGTGTTTTGGACCTAAAGAATATGACTTCTTTTCAGCAAGTAGAAAAGGAACATTGGAAAGTTTCTTGTAGGTGCTTGACAAATTAAATCAAATAGTATAATATGGAGACATAATGACAGATTTTTTAAAAGATATAATAAAAGAAACAGGTAACGAATATGCCACTCTTGCGAGTGAAGGCATAGACGCAGGCGATGTATCTAACTTTGTTGATACAGGTTGTTACTCATTGAACGCCCTATTATCAGGTAGTATCTATGGTGGTATGCCAGGTAATAAGATAACTGCCATTGCAGGTGAAGCCGCTACAGGTAAAACATTTTTCGCATTAGGTATATGTAAACACTTTTTAGATAAAGACGAAAGCGCTGGTGTTATATACTTTGAAAGTGAAAGTGCCGTATCTAAAAATATGATTGAAGATAGAGGCATTGATAGTAAAAGATTTGTAGTTGTACCAGTTGCAACCGTGCAAGAATTTAGAACACAATCAATTAAAATCGTAGACAAGTACCTAGAACAACCAGAAGACAAACGAAAACCTATTATGTTTGTTCTTGATAGTCTTGGTATGTTATCTACAACAAAAGAAATGTCAGACACAGCAGAAGGTAAAGAGACTAGAGATATGACAAGGTCTCAAATTGTGAAGTCTACATTTAGAGTTTTAACATTGAAACTTGGTAAAGCAGATATTCCTATGATTATGACTAATCATACTTATGATGTTATCGGTTCAATGTTCCCACAAAAAGAAATGGGTGGAGGTTCAGGTTTAAAATATGCCGCTTCATCTATCATCTATCTTGGTAAAAGAAAAGTAAAAGACGGCACAGATGTTGTCGGAAATATTATCCATTGTAAAAATTATAAGAGTAGGTTGACAAGAGAAAATTCTATGGTTGATGTCTTGTTAACATACGATAAAGGATTAGACAAATATTATGGTCTTATGGAACTTGCTATTGAAGCAGGTATCTTTAAGAAAGTGAGTACAAGAATTGAGTTACCTGATGGTACAAAAACATTTGGTAAAACGATAAACGATAATCCTGAAAAATATTATACAAAGGAAGTATTAGAGAAGATAGATGAACAAGCAAAAAAACAATTCCTCTACGGATAAGAGATACGAATTCGTCATTAAAGATGGCGATGAATTTTCATCAATAAGAATTACCGAAGGTAAATACAAAGATGTTATTTACCAGTATGGCAAGGTGCAGTTTGCTCAGCAAGAAACACCTGAAGGCCAAATGCCTTTACAATTTCAATGGACATTAAAAAAGAAACCAGATGAGTTAGACCTGGATATTGACAAAGAAGGATTTATAAAGTATATTGGAGATATATTAGTTGAAATTATGGATGAAAGAATAAAAGATGGTACAATCATTGATGACAAATAGATTAGAAGACACAATACTGACAAACTTAATATTCAATGAAGAATATACAAGAAAGGTATTGCCGTTTCTTAAAGATGAGTATTTTGCAACCAGAAGTGATAAAATTATATTTTCTCAAATTTATGATTTCGTTAATAAATATAATAATCTTCCTACAAAAGAGACCTTGACTATAGAATTAAATAATCGTAAAGACATTAACGAGGAAGAATTTAAGGCTATAAAAACAACAATCGCAGGACTTAATCCTGTAGAAGCAGATTTAGAATGGTTGTTTGATACTACAGAGAAGTTTTGTAAAGACAAGGCGGTAAACAATGCAGTACTTAACGGCATTAAAATCTTGGATGGAAAAGACAAGAAAAGAACTCCAGAGGCCATTCCTTCAATTTTATCTGAAGCTCTTGCTGTGTCTTTTGATAATCATATTGGGCACGATTACATTGATGACGCAGACGATAGATTTGATTGGTACCATCGTAAGGAATTAAGACTTCCATTCGACTTACAATATTTCAATAGAATTACAAAAGGTGGTGTACCACAAAAGACTTTGAATGTATGTCTTGCTGGTACAGGTGTAGGTAAATCTTTGTTTATGTGTCACCTAGCGGCTTCAAGTTTACTTGAAGGTAAGAATGTATTATACATTACACTAGAAATGGCAGAAGAAAGAATTGCTGAAAGAATTGACGCTAACTTATTAGATGTAACAACGGATGACCTACACGCCCTACCTAAAACAATGTTTGATGATAGAGTTAAAAGACTAAAAGAAAAGTCTCCTGGTAAGTTAATCATCAAAGAATATCCTACGGCGTCTGCTCATAGTGGACATTTCAAAGCATTATTAAATGAACTTGCATTAAAGAAAAGTTTTAAACCAGATGTATTGTTTATTGACTATCTTAATATATGTTCTTCTAGTAGATTTAAAGGTGGTAATATATCATCTTATTTTTATATCAAGGCGATTGCAGAAGAATTAAGAGGTCTTGCAGTAGAATTTAAATTACCTATATTTACTGCCACTCAAACAACAAGAAGTGGTTTCGTATCTACAGACATTGGTCTTGAAGATACTTCAGAAAGTTTTGGTCTACCTGCAACGGCAGACTTTATGTTTGCATTGATGACTAGTGAAGAGTTAGATAGTCTCAATCAGATGAAAGTTAAACAACTTAAAAATAGATATTCAGACCCAGCGATAAATCGTAGTTTTATCATCGGTGTTGACAGGTCTAAAATGCGGTTGTATGATGTAGAACAAAAAGCACAAAATATAGTAGACGCTAATCAGGAGAAAGATATTGAAGAAACTGACCCATACGATAAGTTTTCTGACTTCAAAGTTTAAATTTATGCCGAGAAAAAATACGAAACCAATCAAACAAAAAGGAACTAGGAACTTGGAACCTGGAGAAAAACTACACTATACGAAGAGTATGGTTAAGAAAAAAGGAAAGATTTACTGGAGAGTTACAGAAAAACCTACTGGAACTATAGTAAAAGATTTCTTTTTTGAAAAGGACGCTAGGTCTTTAGTTAGATTTCAAAATAAAGAAAGAGTATGGGAAGCGAATGGTGGCATACCACACTTTCTTTGTGAGCAAATTAATTTGAAAAAAAGTTAAAAAAAATGCTTTTTTTGCTTGACAAGGTTTATATGCTGTGTTATAGTATATACATAATCAAACGAAAGGACTAAATTATGTCAGTTACACTAACACACAAACAAGTAGACCCTATCAACTTCCTATATGCCGAGAATGGTTGTCTTGGTATCAAGACTACAGATGGTCTTGACTATATGACCGATAAGGTTGAAACCGTTGCAAAGATTTTAACTAACCACGGTGTTCCAACTTCTGTTGCGACTTCATCTTCTATGGATTTCGCAGACGAATATGGTTTTGAAAAATGGGATGGTGCCCAAAAGATATGGAATGCCGCTCTCAATATGGTTGGATACACGATTGACGAAGTATACTAATTGACGAATGGGTGAGTAATGTGCTGACACTAGTACCGATAGTGTACACTTTAGTAAGTACTAGTATAATACTCTTAATTGTCTCTTGAAACAAACGCCTGCCAAAGAACAGCCCACCTTTCTTTTCCCCCTTACAATTGCTAACTGCTCGTAGCTCAACTGGATAGAGCACCAGTCTTCTAAACTGGATGTTGCAGGTTCAAGTCCTGCCGAGCAGGCCAATTGTTTTATTTACTGCTTGACATAGGGATAAATATGATATAGTATCATCTTATAAATGGAGAAATAATATGTATAAAAACATTGTAGAACAAGCAGCCAAAAAGGCAGGTGCAGGATTAGAATATAAAGATAAAAAATCTACTGCTACTGCTGAGGTATATTTCTTTAGACACGGCAATAGAAATAGTGCGAAGATAGATACACAAAATTTTTTAAAAGCCAACAAGATTAAATTTGTTGATAAGAAGACTAGTTTATCAAGTGAGAATATTACAGAGTTTGAAGTCGGTGGTAAGACTATACGAATTGCATATAAACCGAGAGGTGGTGGTTCGGGTGGAGGTGCCGCTGTAACTGCTGTAACAGAAAGTGCTCAATGTTACTATTGTTCACTTGCGTTTAATGTTAAACGAGGTCCTATCAAAGAAGCAGATTGTACTATAACTAATTTAGAGAAGGCCGCAAAGTATGTACAGGCAACCGTAAAAGTTAAATCTGCTGTAGATAGATTACCAGAAGATTGGCCTGATACATTAATAAAATCTGCAAACATAGTTTACAACAAATATAAAAGTAAAGTTACAGGTTCAGTATACTTTCATAGAGGTTCGCCTTTTATGGAAAAAGTATATCGAGCAAAGAAAGAAGTACAGAAGATGGATAAGGCGTCTGGTAATCCACAGGCACCTGGTTCGTTTTCAGATGATAAATGGAATCCTGGCGATATATGGATGACCACAATGTCTCCTGGTGCAGACCCTTTGAAAGAATTTAAACAAGATTGGTCAGTATTAAATCAGGCAGTATTAGATAAGGCAGGTCGTATCAAAAGTCCTAAAACATTCTTGTTAGGTATCTCATTAAAGAAGTTAGGTAATGTTGCAACACTAAAAGAGTATAACGCACCTTCAAGAGTGAAAGAAGTAGAACACCCTTATAAGAGTTATATCTTTGGTAGAAACAATGACTTCTTTTCATCAATTGATATGTATATGAAAATGGGTACTGGTGAGGTTCAGTTTAGAGCAACAGCAAGTACCTCTTCTTGGCAAGGTGAAATTAAAGGAGTAACAGCCGCAGGTGGAAAAATCGGTGGTGGTAATTTAAATTTCTATTGCGAAAGACATTTGAGAAGAAGTATTGGTGGTGGTCTAAAAGGTAGGTCTTGGAAAGAAACACCAGGTAATCAAGTTAGATTAAATGATATGTATTTACTATTTAAAAAATACACACCTAAAGAACAACACATTGAACCTAGTATTTTTATTAAGAAATGTATTGACAAAGGTGGTAGTTTTATCTTCTCAAAGAATATGTGTTTACAATTTTTAGACACATTTATGTCAGGAACTTCTGTTCAAAGAAACAGAGTATGTACTGATATTATGAGATATGCCGCTAGTAATACAGACCAGTCTTCTTTTTTTATAAAGGTATCTTAAAACTTATAAATAGTAGTAGACGAAGTGAGAGTTATATTGATGGATAGTTTATTTGTATATGGAAAAAATGAAGGAAAAAAATGTTTAGTTTTAAAGGATATTCCTCTTCAGGTGCCAATACACACCTAGAACATTTAGAGGATAGTATAATCAACGATGGTGCTAAAGGTGGCAGAAATGCGATTGCATTTTTAAAATCTTTACAAAAAATGCTTTCGGCAAATGTTAGCAATAAAGTTAATGTTACCGTTAAATGGGATGGAGCGCCTGCTATCGTTTGTGGTACTAATCCTGAAAATGGCAAATTCTTTGTCGGTACAAAATCTGTATTCAATAAAACACCAAAAATCAATTACACTCCAGCAGATATATCACGAAACCATCCAGGTGGTGTAGGTGGTACACTTCAAGTAGCATTAAGAGAATTAAAGAAACTAGGTATTAGAGGTATCGTACAAGGCGATTGTCTCTTTACAAACGACCAAAAGAAAATCGTAAACATAGATGGTCAATCTATGATATCATTTACACCTAACACAATTACATATGCAATGCCAGCCAATAGTGCAGTAGGTAGAAAAATTGCAAGAGCAAGAATGGGTATTGTATTTCACACACAATATACAGGTAACGATATGAAGAGTTTAAATGCTTCATTTGGTTATGTATCAGGTATTAGAAGTGGTAGTGTATGGGTACCATCAGCACAATACAAAGACGCTAGTGGTAGTGCAAGTTTTAGTCGTGCTGAACTTACAAAGTTTAATGCACAATTAAGAATGGCAGAAGGTAGTTTAGGTAAAGCCGCACCATTACTAAATCAATTTGATAGTAGAGACGAATTATCTGTAGGTTATAGATTAAAAACTTATTTCAATA